TTCCAAACAATTTGCCAGCGCCGACTTTGACTTGCGAAGTAGCAGCCAGTTGCGTATAGTTTGCCATGATGTTCCTTTATGCCAAAAAGCGTAGTTTATACAGGGTACGCAGATAAATTTCGATGATATTGTCAATCAACTGCTGAAGCGAAGAATCTGACTTGTCCACCACCTCGTACCGGCATTTCTCAATGTCATCTAGCTGACCTTGCAGAAAATCAATGATATTGGCCGTTTTGGTAGCTGAGTGCAGCGTAATTGGCCCCATTAGACCGTGCCGACCTTGGTAGGTTTCAGCAAAGTCATCGGCAGCGCCAATGATGCGGTCATAAAAAATACCCAGCGCAACGTGCTTGGAATAGCTGCGCGTGTTCAGATGGACGCTGTGCGCCACATCACGGGCGAGGAATAGCATTCCTACGAAATCGGCGGCTTTGTACATCATTGGGGCATTCCCATCGGTTGTTGTTCCATTGGCATTTGTGGCGGCATCTGTTCCATGCCTTCCATTGGCATCTCAGGGCCGGTATCCATATCGCGCCCAGGCATCTCATTGACTAGGTCGCCAGACGTAATCATGCCATGAACGGTTCCCAGCACAATATCTTGGATTTGTTCAGCAGACATAGACGCCTGCACCGCAGAGATCCGCTGAGTCTCGGCCTGATACGCCTTGACTTGTGCCTCAAAGTCCTTGCGGTGCATATCCTGCATCTCAATGGATTTGCCAGCGTTGACAATCATCTGGTGCATTTGCTCCATCTCTTGGCCCATCGCTTGGATCTGCTGTTCAGCAGCCTGCAACTCAGGCGGCTTGTCGCCGTCTTGCATCAGCTTGGGATCAATGGTCTTAGCAAAGCGTTTGGCCATTTCTTGAGCGCCAGGCCAGTCCATGTTCTTCACAAACAGGTCGCCAGCCACTTGCCACAGTTGCGGGTTGCCTTGCAGCAACTGCGCCATCGCTTCCAGCGCCTCTTGGCGCTTGGTGGCGTAGCCTGGGCCGGTGGTAACCACCACGTCGTACTTGCCAACGGACGGGTTGTAAATCTTGTCGATGACATTGCCCTGCTGGTCAACAATCTTCTTGACCGGCTCGGCCTGCATTGGGTCAATCTTGACCATGTCGGTCTCGCCGTCCTCGCCAATGATCCGCGCCACCCGCTGGGTGTCATAAATCTTGGGAATTAGGTCAACCAACTGGCGGGTAATGTGACGCACCCCACGGGCAAGGTTATCGCCGTAGTGGTAAGTGCCAACATCGCCCTCACGCTGACGCGCAAGAATCGCCTTTCCTGAGCGTTCGTTAGAACTCATGCCCAAAGATGCGTTGTATTGGCCGGTGGACGCCTTAATGTCTTCAGACGCTCCAGCTTTTGCCTGCAACAACCCGCTGGACGCCATTGGCGGCTGGGCACGCTGCGGCAAAGGCAGAATGCTGCCGGATCCGTCGGTTACGTCAGGATTGACCTCCAAATATGGCCAATTTGTCGTGTTCGCGGTCTTCCACTGGGTTTCGTAGCCCTCAAACTGGCCGCCATAGCCAATAAATGGCGCTTTTGGAGCCAAAGCCAGCATTTCTGCCTCTTGAGACACCCAATAGTTGTACATTCGTTGCGCGTCTTTGGCATTTCGCACAATTCCTGACACGTACAGACGCCCGTCAACTTCAAATTCGTTGCCCACAATCCGCACAACGGGAATGTACTTGCCCGCCCATTCGCGCTCTTCCAGTATTTCATACCCGTTGATCTTGCAATACTTGATCTTGCACCGGTCAGACTCGCGTGACTTGGTTGGCTTGCCAAACTGGGACTTCAGCAGCTTGTCTTCGGGCGAACCCTCAAACGCCGTGATGTTCCCAGGGTACAAATTCAGCGTTTCGCGGTCGTAGTCAACGTAATAGTAGTCCGCAATGCGGATCGTATCTTCGTTGAGCCATTGAGACAAATTCTGGTCACCGACGCCCAGCGACTGCAGGGTCGTGATAGGCGCCGAATCAGGATACATACGCTCATAGTCTGCTTTCGTCACGTCCTCGGTAATGAAACACCACTTGGCATCAGACCCGCACGGGTCTTGAATCGTCGGATCCATGTAAACGCTAAAACTGTTGCGGATGCGCCCAATCTTGATGTCTTGGTCAAACGTATCGTCATCGCAATATTCCGTCAGGATGCGGATGTAGCCTTCTCCATAGGAGACTTGGTTTTCGCAGGCGGTGTCGTAAGCGACATCGGCGTCGGAGATGTATTCAATGTGCCTGACCATGCCGTTAAAGATTTCGGCAACGTCAACGTCGGCTTTGTCATCGGCAGGAATAACTTTGCCACTTGGGCGGTTTTGGCGTTGGTCATTGGTCACTTGCCGCACGTGCTGCGGCAGTTTGTTGATTGTCAGGCAAGGTCTAGCGTTAATCGTCTGGCCCTGCACCGCGCCTCGAGTCGCCAGCACATCAGCAGGCCACTGCCAATGGTTGTCAGGCGAACCGGCGTAAAACTTCAGATCGTCGATCTCATCCTCGCGGGATTCAGACAGCGCCCCGATGGCCATATCCAAGCGGCTGCGGGCAGTTGCCAAGATATTGGACTCGGTGTCTTTCTGACCGCCGCCGTTGGCTACTGCGCCTGCGGCAGCAATGCCGGTGTAATCAGCCATTATTTCTTACCCTTTGGCATAGGCTTTTGCGCTTCGCGCTTGACAGAATATGCAATCGCAACTGCCTGTTTTACCGGCTTACCGGCGGCAACTTCAGCCTTCACGTTCTTACGGAAAGCCTCTGGTGTTTTGGATTTGACTAAAGGCATTACTTACCTCTCATGTAGGCTTTAAGGTCTTGTTCCATTACATCATGCATACGCTTTTCTGCTTCCAATGCTTTGGGTACGGACTCATATGTCGGGAACTTAATTCCAGATCGTATAGCAAAACGCATTGCATCAGGCACTTCTCTTACCGATCCGCCCCAATATCTAGGCAATATCATAGCCCCATTGTCGGTGTCAACAACAGATCCCATAAAAGTGGTCATGCCACCATCATCATGTTTTAAGCCACTTCCCGTTAGCAAATTCTGCCGATGATAATTCAACGCGGCTTGCTCTTCCGGCGAAAATTGATCAATGTTGGGAAGTTCAAAATCAGCCATTTGGCTATTTCTTCTTCGCCGTCTTAGCTGCTTGCTTAAAGTCGGCTGCGCTAGGCGCTGCCTTTGTGCCAGGCTTGTTCATCTTCTCTTTGGAGCCAGCCGCAATGCGTGCTTGCTTGGCGTGAATGTTGGCATAAAGCCCTGGTTTCGTAGCCATACTATGCCCCCATCCAAGATGTGTTAACGCCGCTGCCCTGAGAATTCACGCGGCGGGTTGGCTCCGTGTACTGCCGATGCGCCACGGGAAAAGCAAAGGTAACGGCAATCGCGTCTGCCGCGTCAGGTGAAGCCAATCCTCTTGCTCTCATCTCTTTTTTCCCTTCAAGGAAAATAGTCCCCGACGAATTCGGTTTCTTCATAGGCCCAGTTAGGTCAGCTTTTAGCTGCCGGTCTGTGGGAATACTAGCAGATTTTAGCCACGATCTCATATCGTTCCACATTTCGGCCCGCTTATTCCCAAAAGCAATCGAATGTTTCGCCTTGGAACCAAAGTTCACACCGCGCACTTTATACCTCTGCTCAGTCAACCTGTCTAGTATCCCGTAGCCCAGACCGCCCTCGTCAATCACCGTCAGAACAGGCTTGAATTCCTCCATAGCCTCAATGACGCGCCCGACAATTGTCATGGTGTCCTCGCCCTGATACCGTTTAATCGCCACAATGTCCCGCCCTTGGCGCACCGCAATAACAGTAGCATCAGCACCACCCCTGGCCGGATCCACTCCCATCACAATAGGCGCGGTCAGATCCTTGTAACGTGGGCGCTTGGCAGCGTCATCCACCAGTGTCCCCGAAATGAACTGATCTTCGCCGGCCGATGGAAACTCGCCGTACACCTCAACCTTGGCCTGGGCTGAGTCCTCGCCGTACTCTTGGATAATCTGTTCGTAGACAGCTTTATCCGTGTCCTCCACCGTCCTGGCGTCAACGCACCGCGTGTTCCAAAAATCCCGCTTGGCGTTAAAACACTCAAAGAAATAGCCTTCGTTACGCCGCGGATTGCTAAACGCAAACCAGTACCTGTCGGGCGTGTTCTCCGTAAAGAATCCCGCGCCCACCTCCCAAATCGGATTAGGGATACCGCTACTCTCATCAAATATCAGCATCATGCCGTCCTGATTGTGGACGCCAGCGTAAGAGTCAGGATTCTCCGCAGACCACAGCTTACCCTCGCAAGCCCAATAGCGCGTACCCTTCTTCAAATCACGCTCAACGAGTTCCGTCAACCAGTTCGCGGGCACTAGCTTAGTAGCGCTTATCTCCCACCAGTGCGAGTTAATCAGCATCGCCGCCCACTTTGTCAACTCGGCCCAAGTGACCGAGCGCAGCTGGTTCTCACTGTTCGCGCTGACCACTACGCTGCCGCCAATCCGAGTGGTCAGCATCCACAGCACCAGCCAGCTAACCAATGCCGACTTGCCAATCCCGCGTCCGGATGACACCGCCATCCGCACGGTGTCATAGGTAATCTGATCCTTCTGCTTTTTGATGTGATCCGTGATGTCGCGTAGCACTTCGCGCTGCCACTTGCGCGGGCCTGTAAAGCGTTCCAATGGCGTGTTCTTTACACCCCAAGGAAATGCAAACCTCACAAACGCCTCTAGGTCATTGGCAATCGCCGGTGACCATAATTCCGTCATCAGCTTTTGCTCTTCCTCGCCTTTGTAAATCGGGAGTTGCATTTATCGTCAAGTGGTTTTGTTGGCGCGGTTATAGCATAAAAAAATAAAAATTGTGCGCGGAGGCTACGTCTCTGTGGCCCTTTCGCGTCGGCCCTACCCCCCCCCGTCGGGCGGGCGGCGGGCCATGTTACTTAGTTCGTACATCAAATTTACTATGTCATGCCTGTGCATAACTTTGCCTATGCATTTTCTCCTCTGATAAAACGCCAGCATTAACGTAACCCATTGATTCCATTGGAAATTTTCCATGTACGTTTTACATAGTTCAATCACACTACTAAATGCAGTGTCCATTATGTGAATGAAAACAGGGTACTTATGGCCCTTTCTGCTTAAACATTAGGCACGTGACCTTATTTTGTGGACAACTTCGGGTACTTTTCACTTTGACCCTGTGGATAACTTCGGTGTTATGTCCGTAACGTCCATTCCGATCTGGACGCGGGAGCGTGCGGCCTCAAGTGCGTCGATCACGCTGATGCGGTCATCACGCACGCTAACGTCGATCTTGTCGCCGTACACCTTCGGATGCAGCTTGGCCGCTACCCACTTGCGTGCATCGACTTGCAAGCGCTTCTGCGCTACCCAAGCGCTGATCTCCACGCCTTGCAGATGCTCTGGGATCGGCGCGTCAGCCAGTTCGATGATCTCCTCTGCCATCCGCGACGCTCGAGTCTTCTTCGCCGTCTCATAGGCTTCGCTTAGTGCTGGGTCGGCGTCTATCAGCCGCTGCGCGTGCGAGTAGCTTATGCCTGGCTCTTTGATCGCCGTTGTCAATGACGCGCCAGCACCTATTTTGTCAAATATTCCATGCCAAATTTCTTTGCCGTATTCTGTTGGTCGCCCCGCGCCTGGCCGGTTCACGCGCGTAGCTGGCTCAATATTTCGTGCGGCTTCGCCGCCTTCCGTCGATACGAATGCACTGCCGATTGCCTTTTTCGCAGCACGTTGTGCTGTTTTTGTTTCCGATTGCCCTACAAACGCCATCGCGTTACCTTCCACGCTTGCCGCCTTGCGCGTGTATTTGCGTTTCTGCCGCTGCGGTGTCAAAGAGTTTGGTTCCTCTGAATGGTTTGCTGATGTCAATGTCATTGTTCATGTCCTCAAAGCCGCTTGATCCTGTTGCTTCCACTGAAACCATTTGCGTACCAGGCAATGCTGCCTTGATCTCACGCACCTGGCTCAGTGTTGGCCCGTTCATTACCACTTCCAATTCCGCAAGTGTCCAGATCGAGCGTGCGCCTGGCTCCTTACGAAACTGTTCGTACCATGTCCCCATTGTCCTATCCCTGACAACGACTAGCAAGCTGCCGTCCTGCATCCTATGCTCCATGCAATCGATTTTAGGCATCTGCTCTATGCCTGACTCAACCGCCCACCTAGTGAGCGCCTTGTAGGCCGCGATCATTCCCTTGATGGCCTTCTCTAGCCGTTCCTCGTCCCGCGCCTGGCTTGCCTCCCAGATGCGCTCACGCTGCGCGTTGACCTTTCTCCGGAACTCGGCATCCACCAAATCAATCACTCGGTCAATGCCCCAGGTCTTCTCATGCTCCATCTTCGCCAGTTCCATCTCCACCATCAGCGAGTGCTGGAAGACCTTGAAAGGGTCAGACGGGAACTCATCCCTATCCGTAAGTTTCTTCGTTGCCATCCTCAACTCCTCATCTAGTCAACTTCACCATACCAACTTTCCGAGGTAGTCAACCTAGTTAACTTACTTCTTGCATTAAGCAAGAAGTTGTAAGTTGACTAGGTTTTTACCTATTCCTGTGCAACTTGCAGCATAGGCAACTGCCTATATTTCACTGAGTTGCCTATATATTCCCAACATAAGTACATAGGCAACTGCCTATATTTACATAGTCAACTTCGCAAGTTGCCTATCAAACTGATGCCACAAACGGCTCATCTTTGTCACCATCGTGGTAAATAACCCAGCAGTAATTCGCCACATCCGTCTCGTGATACCCGACCAGCTTCTTGGCAAACATCGCCTTCTTGCCACGGTAAAAGTCGCTGTCGATTGACTTGCTGTCACCCTTCAGCTTGGCAAATGCCTCCTTCCACTCTGAGACTGAGACCGTCTTGTGGCGCTCCTCACCGACGTTTGTCATATGCCCATTCTTCTTTATGGCGTCGTGGATGGAGTCCAGCGCCGCCTGCTGGTTCTCCTGCAACTTTCTAGGTTTGGCCTGGCGCTCGACTGCCTGCTGCTGCATCTCCTGCTTCAGCGCCTCATCACTGGCTCTAACCGCCAGGCTAATCTGGGCGTCGCTGATGCCTAGTGCGCTGCCCTTGATCTCCACCTTGACCATCTCAAAGCCAATCTTCAGCCCGTCCTGGCCGTCCTTCTGCTTACTGATCGTGAGGATGCCGCTGCCCGCTATCGGGCTTGCAGGGTTCGGCGTTGCGTCAATCTTCAGCAATTCCAGTTGGGTGTCCACGGCTCCCAGCAGGCTTGAGTGCCCACGCAATCCCTTTGTGGCATCCTTCCCACTGTGGTGCAACACCATCATGGCGCAGCCCAACATACGCTGTATCCGTCCCGCGTTATGGATGAAAGCTCCCATGTCCTCGCTGTTGTTCTCGTTTCCACCGCCGAATGCCCTGGCTAACGTGTCAATCTGGACTAATTCGAACTGGACGCCTGACTTCTCCATCAGGTCCTTGATCGAGGCCACCAGCAAGTCGAAGTCTTCCGCACTGGATCTCATATTTATCGCGGCCCTGATGACGTAGATTTCGGCTCCAGCCTGGGTGCGGTTGTGCAGCTTGCAGGCTTTAATGCGTGCGCCGATGCCGCCGAATCCCTCACCGGCTATGTAAAGGACTGCACCGGCAGCTTGCACCTCCCGCCCCATCCACGGCCTGCCAGTTGCCACCGCCTCCGCAATGTCCAGAGCGACAAAGGACTTGTATGACCCTGGCGGCCCGTATAAGGCGCAGAATGCACGCTTAGGCAGTACGTTGTCTATCAGCCACTCAACCGGCTCGTCCTCGATGTCATCCCAAGATTCGATGTTGAGCAGTTGCCGTGGTACTAGGATGGGTCGCTCTTCCTCGGGTAGCGCAGGCACTTCCTCAACCGTTTCCCGTGGAACAATCCACTCTGGTGGCTGCACCTGGTCTATGGTGGTGATTACCGGTAACGCCTTGGCTAACTCTGCCAGCTTCGACCTGTCACCGCCGTCCGCTACCCACTCGTAAGCATCGTCACCGAGTTCGGGTAAGTTGAAGTCGAGTACGCGGATCGCCTTGGCGACCGGCAGTAGCGCCTCCACCACCCGCTTGGCGTACTTCCAACCTGGTGCATCGCAGTCGGGGACCACTATCACTACAGCGCCTGCGAAGTATTGCGTTATGTCAGCAGGCCAGTGCCCAGCACCAGCGTGGGACGTAGTGGCGATCGCTCCAATGCTGACCAGGGCGTCGGCTGCCTTCTCACCCTCAACCAGGTAAATGGCTCTGCCAGCTTCCCTTGCGTTGATAAGTTCCGGTAGGCGGTAGGGCACTATCCGCGCACCTGTCATGCTGCCCTTGCGGTTGCCTGCGGCATCCACCTTGTGAAGAGAGTACGTCTTGCCCTTCTCGGTGTTGGTCTTGAACCGGCGCTTTACGAACAGCGTCTCGCCCGACTCGTCCTTGTACTCCCACTCGTTTTCAAGCTGCGGCATAGTCATCAATTCACCTTTAATGAGCGCGAGACTGTACTCCTGGCGCTGGAGTGCTGGCAATAGGTTGCGTTCCCTAACAGCGTCAAATACAGAGTGCTGGTCGCAGCCGCCATGACAGTGGAACAGCAGTTTGCCATTGTCTTCCTTTATGGAGAGAGACGGGTTCTTATCACCGTTGCCTCTGCCGTGGCCAGCTACAGGGCAACTCGCAAGCCAGTTCCCATTCACTTGCTTGGCGTTGCCTAGGGCTTTGGCTATGTGTTCTGTTGAGTCTTGCATATCGCGTCCACCTCTTGAATTCTTTTGCCAATCCATGCCATCACAGGCACAGCCATTGAGTTGCCTAGCGCCTTGTACCGAGGCCCATCAGGGGTTGCCTTGCCCTTGGGCTGGATGTCGGTGTATTTGTCAGGGAACCCTTGCAGGCGCTCACATTCCACGGGAGTCAGGCGGCGCACTGCCATTGCTTGCATGACTGTTGGTTGATTGATGGCAGGATTACCATCTCCGCGTTTTAACGTCATGCTGACATCGCCAGTAATTGAGCAGTTGTACAGGTCTGTGCCTACTGCTTGCGCCACCGCCATTGCTTGTAGCGCCATATATCCAGCCGCAGCGTAATCAATGCTGTTGCTGAACCCGCCCGATGTATTGCGGGAAAGCATTGTTCCAGCTACATCATGAGTTGCCACTGCTTGCATCAATGTAATTGGCACATTGCCACCGCCAGCGCCATAAGTAGCTGATACCGTTGTACATACATCTCCTAATTCCCGCACCCTACTGTCTTGGCTGTGCAATTCATATACGGGTTGCGCCACCGTGTTATCAAATACGCCACCAGCGGCACAACGTAATGCGGTGACCGTTTCGGACGTTGTTTGGTTGTAAGCATCAAATGCAATGGGTTGCGCCACAAATAATCCGCACTCATTACCAGCTGGGCCACCGCTACCTTTGGCCCATTTGCTTGTCACGGTGTCAGCGGTGTTTGCGTCTGAGCCACCATAGACAGGGCTTGCGCTAGTGCTGGCGGCAAGTCTTTCCCCCTTTTCTCGGCTCGGCGCAGGATGCCCTTGCAAGCTGTGGCGCTCAAAAAGTACCGCTGCGGCAGGTCGCCAATCTCCAAGGTATCCGACAACGAACACACGGCGGCGTCTTTGGGCCACTCCGAAATACTGAGCGTCAAGCACCCTGTATGCGAACCCATACCCGAGGATTGCCAACCCTCCGAGGAAGGAACCAAAGTCCCGTCCATCAGCGGAGGACAAAACGCCGGGGACGTTCTCCCAGACCAACCAGTTGGGGCGATATCGTTTAGCAATGGCAAGATAGGTAAGCATGAGGTTGCCACGCGGGTCATCCAATCCTTTTCTGAGTCCTGCGACTGAGAATGATTGGCATGGTGTTCCTCCAACGAAAACATCGACATCTGCATCAGGCCACTCCTTAAATTTGGTCATGTCGCCCAAGTTGGGCACGTCTGGGTAATGGTGCTGTAGCACCTTGCAAGGGAACGGCTCAATCTCCGAATACGCCACCGATTCCCATCCCAATGGATGCCAGGCGACACTTGCCGCCTCAATCCCACTGCAAACTGATAGAAATTTCATACTTGTACTTTTTTAGAGGAAAAAAAAGCCGGTGGAGATCAACCCACCGGCCACCAGACTACTGGTTAGAAAAACTCTTCATCGTCCATAACTGGTGCAGGCGCTGGCTTGGCCGCCTTGCGTACAGGCGCTGGTGCTGGCTCTGCCCACTGCTCCAGGCCATCTTCAGCATTCATGCCTGCGGGACGCGCTACCCAACTCACCAATTTGAAATTTGGGACTCGCGTGTTGCCCTTGCCAACCTTCTCGGCGGTGCTGTTAACGTACTCAATGACAGGCAGCTTGCCGGTTTCACCTGACATTTTCATGCAATCGCTGTAGATCTTCTCAAAGCCCTTGCATGGACCGTAGGCGTTGGCGCTCCAGTCAACCAGCCCGAGTTCCTTTGAGTACAGCGTCACAACAAACCCGCGCTTATACCCCTCACCAGGTGATTGGCTCTTAGCGCCCAACACCTCGTCCGGCTGCCAGTCACGCATTCCTGCGGCAATCATCAGCCAGCCGGTCTGCACCGAGTCCAGGTCCATGACCACCTTCTTGAGTTGGATTTCCTCACCGTCGCGGTTCGTCCAAGCGTTGGCCTGGGGAGCAAAGCGGATGTAAGAGTTACCCGATCCATTGTTATTTGAAAGATTTAGCATTTCAGTTTCCTAAAGTTACGGGCTTGCGCCCAATGTTAGATGGCAGAGGATTCCACCATCTTTGCTAGAGTCAGTCCACTTGAGACCTTCTCTGTCATATCGTCGAGCAAGTGAATATCTTCCTTGCCGAGTAATTTTTCAGCTTGCGCTGGCGTGATTGGCTCGCGCTTGTAAAGCGCGTCAATTGGAATGTTTAGCGCACCTGGGAAAGCGTTTGTCTTCCACTTGCGGATGGCGCGTTTAGGAACTAGGTTCCAGCCTGGCACTGCACCGCCACCTTCTAGGCGAGTAAACGCCACCTTCTTCAGTTCCTCGTAGAAAGCCTCCACTAGTTCGCCTTGCTCCAACCAATTGGCGATCTCATCTGCGCTCAGTTCCTTCACCGGCACTGGCGGTTCCGCTGCCATTGCTTTTAGCGCAGGGCAATGCAACTTGGCAGGGCAATACTTGCAAGCGGTATTGGATGGGGTAGGATAGCTATCAGGGTTAAATGCCTTCTCAATGGCGGGCATAACTACGTCCGACTCCCACGCAAGCAGATCAGCCAGCAGCATCTCGTGAGTGCGGTTAGCGCCTGTCTGAGGTTGCACAATCGTCAGCTTGATGCGTTGAAAGTCACCCATCAGCTTGATAGCGCCCAAGGCGTATAGCTTCATTTGACTACTGTCAGCGTCCACATACCCGCGCCCAGTCTTCAGATCCGCAATCTCCAAGCACTCGCCTTCGTTGTCCCAGGCCACAACGTCAGCAGTCCCTTGGCAATTAGCTTTCTTAGTGTCAAGGATTGACAGATGCTCTTCCACCGTCACGTTGTCGTAGTTCGCTTCTAGTTCCTTAATGGTGTCAAGGTGCAACTGCGCGAAATCAGCGTTGTCTTGCGTAATCTGGATGCCCTCAACGATTGACCCGACATGGTTGGCCGGTACGTCACCTGATAGCCAGCAAATCTCGGCCAATGCGTGGATGGCCGTGCCAATCTGGGCGGCTTCACCTGATGGCGAATCAGGAATGCCCTCGCAAAGCCTTACGCTTGCAGGGCAAGCTAACCAACGTGATGCTGCG